AGATAAATTACCAAAAACTTCAATAGATGAAGAATTACTTTACTTTGCAAATATGTTATATGCTACAAGTAAAGACGACACTAAAAGAGTAAACTCCATTGTAGATGGTATACATAAATTAAAACAAATAGATAAAAATTAAAATATAAAAAATGGCAACAACAGTAACGGCAGCAACATTAACAAGCACAATAACAGAAGTAATAACTTTAAATGGTCAAGCACACGGAAACACAAATATTCAAGAGGTTGCAAGTCAAGGCGAAGCATCTTCAAGAATTATGTCAGTAGCTACGGCAGACACAATTTTAATGAATTTTGGTGCGGCAGATAGCGCAGGAACTATTGTCGGAGACGATATGAAATATATAAGAATAACAAATTTGGACGACACTAATTTTGTTACATTATCATACTACAATGGCGCAGCGTCTTATTTCAAAATTAAATTACAAGCTGGCGAAAGTCATCTTTTTATGAATAATCAAATGGCTATTGGAGACACTGCATTGTCAGATATGCTTATGGTAAAAGGTCAAGCGGACACATTGGCTTGCGATATAGAAATTGCTACAATAACATCATAAAAATATGCCTTATAATAATGTAAATGATTTAGCGAGATTAGTTACAAAAAATGAGGTCATTAGTTCACTAGCAAATGTAAATTTTGACCCAAATTTAATAACTGACGATATAATAAAAATTGCAGAAATAACACATATTGAAAAAGTTATTGGCAGGGAATTTTATGAGGAATTGGTAACACAACACGACCCTACCGGAACTTTAACGACTGCAAATCAAACACTTATGGATGATTTTTTAGTTAGGTGTTTATCTTGGTTTGTAAGATTTGAGACATTAAATGATTTACAATACAATACAACTGGGACTGGTATAATGGAAAACATTGACGATTTTAGTCAAGCCGTTAGTCCAAAACAATTTGATTTAATTAAGCAAGACGTATATAGAAAAGCAACTTTATTTTTGCAAGATATGCTTGATTATATTTCGGATGAAAATAACATAAATAATTATCCGACTTATAAAACAAGTAAATACAGAGACGAAGATGCAATGGGAGACGTAACTGCAAACAAACAAGGAGGAATAATATTTTATTAATAAATGAGCAATTTTCATAGTAAACAAAAAGGAACGCAAGTTCACAATCCTAAAAGATTTGAGGAAGCAAGTAATAATTCATTACTGGCAAAAATTGATGGTAACGTTAGTTATGTAACAACAAATCACATTAGTACGTCTGTTATTACTCCAGTTGCAGATGCTAATGGAACTTTAAACAATAAATATTTTACATTATATTCTAGTAACAATACAATTAAAGCTTTGGTTGTATTTAATGTTGGCGGCTTAGGAAATTTAATTACACCGGATGGATATGATTTAAGAATTAATGTTGCATTAAATACTAATGATAGTGTTGAAAATATTATTGACGCATTAGTAACTGCAATAACAAATGCAAGTTCAACAACACATCGTTTGTTTACAAGCTTAACAGACAATACAACATCGCTAACTTTAGTAAATGAAGCCAATGCAAATAGTGCTGACGTAAATACTGGATTTAGTTTTTCTGTTTCAGAAGCACAATCTACGTTAGAAGAGTATTTGGTTTCAGAAGCAAACACTGGTAAATTAGTTTTCAAATCCGCCGGAGAAGGAATTGGAGACAAACATTTTGCGCATACGCAATCAGTAGCGTCGGCAACTTGGGTTGTTAATCACAACCTAAATAAGTTTCCAAGTGTTACTGTTGTTGATAGCGCAGGGACAGTTGTGGTTGGACAAGTGGACTATAATTCCACGACACAAGCAACACTAACTTTTGTAGGAAGTTTCTCCGGAAAAGCCTACTTTAATTAAATAATAATAATAATAAATAAAATAAATAATGGCTATTAAATTTTTAAATAATCTTGATGTGCAAGGCACATTGGATTTAAATGATAATCAACTACTCAATATTGTAGTTCAAAAATTAGCGACAGACCCAACAGTTGTTGAGGGACAAATCTATTACAACACAACGTCTGACATATTAAAATATGCAACGTCAAGTGCTTGGGTTGCATTGTCATCTGCAACTGGGGATATTACTGGTGTTTCTGCTGGGACTGGTCTTAGTGGTGGTGGTAGTAGTGGCTCGGTTACTGTTTCTTTGTCATCTGCAACAATTGCAGAGATTGATGCGAATACATTAAAAAACAGTTATCCAAGTGCTGACGCAACAAAATTAAGTGGAATTGCAACAAATGCAAATAATTTTTCTCTGCCAACTGCGGCAGCATCTACTCTTGGGGGTATAAAAGTTGGAACAAACTTATCTATTAATGGTAGTGGTGTTTTATCTGCAACTGACACAAACACTGAATATTCTGTTGGCGATGGTGGATTAACGCAAAAGAATTTTACAACAACTTTAAAATCAAAATTAGATGGTATAACGGCAGGCGCTGACGTTACAAACGCAACGACAGTAGTTGCAGCTTTGACGGCTGGTAGTAATATTTCTATTGCTGCAAATGGTACAATTTCATCTACTGACACAAATACACAATACAGTGTTGGAAATGGTGGACTGTCAGAAATCAACTTTACGTCTGCAAAAAATACTAAGCTAGACGGCATTTCAACAAGTGCTGACGTTACTGACGCAACTACTGTTGCGGCTGCTGGTGCTTTAATGGATAGCGAAATGACTGACTTAGCAGGAGTAAAAGCAGTTACAATTTCAACATTAGCACCAAAAGCGTCTCCAGCATTAACTGGAAATCCAACTGCGCCAACTCAAACGGCTGGAAACAGTTCAACAAGAGTTGCAACAACTGCATTCGTAACAACTGCGGTTTCAAATTTAATTGGTGGCGCACCGGCTGCATTAGACACACTTAATGAATTAGCTGCAGCAATTGGAGACGATGCATCTTATGCAAGTGGAATAACAACTGCATTAGCTGGCAAATCGCCAACGGCAGGAAATACATCATTAGTAACTGTTGGAACAATTACAACTGGAACTTGGAACGGAACGGCTATTAATCAAACTTACTTAGTTGGACAATCCGGAACTAACACTGGAGACGAGCCGGATGCAAATACTACGACAAAAGGTATTGCAGAAAGAGCAACAACTACAGAAGCTAAAAATGGGTCTGACACAACAAGATTTGTAACACCGGAAGGACTAGGTGCAAGATGTTATTCAGAAGCAATTGGTGGTGCAACATCTGTAACAGTAACGCATAACTTAGGAACAAGAAATGTTATTGTTCAAATGTATGATACGTCTTCATTTGAAACTGTTTATGCTGACGTAACAAGAACATCAACATCTGCAATAACTGTTGATTTCGCATCTGCGCCAAGTGCTGGGGATGTAACTTGTTTAGTACAATTAATTAACTAATTAATTTAAATTTTATATTTTTACACTATGGCACAAAATTATGAAAAACTCCCAAGCAGAGTAATTGAAGTTCAAGGAACTACAGTAGGTCACGCAGTTGGAGACATAACATATTTAGGTGCTGCAGCATCTACAGTCGCAGGCAAAGTTTATGTTTTAACAGAAGACGAAGGTGGAGTTTGGGTGCAAGCCGATGCAAATTATGCTGGTAAATATGAAGGATTGTTGGCGATAGCATTAAGCACAACGTCATCTAAGGGGATGTTGTTGAGGGGTGCAATAAATATTGCTGACACAGTAGATAATGCTGGAGAGCCTTTGTATTTATCAACAACGGCTGGTGCAGTAACTGACGCAAAGCCAACGGCTGCAGGTAGTGTTGTAAGAATATTAGGATATGGTTTGGACGGAAATGGAGGTAGTGGGGGAAACACCATCTATTTCTGTCCAGACAATACTTACATTACAGTTCAATAAATGAGTACATCAAAAATTTCAGGTGTTGATATTGCAAATGTCAATAAAGTTAAAGACGTTGCTAGAGCAAATATTGCAAAAATTTCAGATGTTACTGTTCCCTCTGCAAGTTCATTTTCAGATGCATACGCAGTAAGTAAATCAATAACAACTGGAACTGGTCAAGCAATACAAATTGCAGACGGAAACGGATTAATGAATTATACACAAAGCACTGCGTTCACTGTTTCGTTTTGGGTCAAGGCAGGTTGGAACTCTAGCTTAAATTCTAACATTCATTTATTTTCGTCACATACGACTGGAAGCACAAATGCAAGTAGTAATATGATTAGATGTTATTACAACGAAAGTAATAACAGATTGTATTGGGAATTACGAAGTTCAACAAGTAGCACAAAAAAATATAACTTTTGGCTATTTCAAGCAAATTATAGTCCTTATGCGGAAGCTTATCAAGCCGCAGGATTAGGGACGACTTATTGGAGTAGTTCAAACAGAGGAAACACTGGCGATAATGATTTTACAATGATAACTTTTTCTTATGCTGGAAACAATAGTTTTACAAATGCTAATATTGATTGTTATTGGAATGGAACAAATTTAGGTCAAGGTTTTTATGCAAATGGATTTAGTCAAGGGACTTTAAATATGTCAGCAAGTACAGACAGAAGAATTACAGTTGGAAGTAATAGCTGGGTATTTCAAAAATGCGGAAACAATGAAGAAACACAATACAACGATTTGACAATTTGGAATAAAAGATTGTCAGACAGTGAGGTGTCAGAGTTATATAATTCCGGTACAAGAATGGATGCAACAACACATTCTGCAGCTAGCGATTTAGAAGGTTATTATAAATTTGAAAACGACGGAACTGATAGTAGTGGCAACAACCATCCAAGTTTTGTTTTAACTGGGAATAGTAATTTTGCAGCTTTATGATGAAAGATTTAACTTTAAATATTGGAAATATTATTTGGATTGTAGGGATAATTTTTACTATGGGTATTGCCTACAGTCAAATCGCACAACTTGGCGAAGATATAAAAGTGCTAGAACAAAGATTAGAAAAAAAGATAAAAGTCATTAATGAATGTGAAGACAGAATTGTTGATTTAGAAAAAGAACAAATTGCTTTAAAAAATTGCAATCATAAAAAATGAATTATTATCTTTTAAATACAATTCACTGGGACAACCTAGATAAAAATCTTGTTGAATTTAAACACGCAAGTATTGACGGAACACAATTACTCGTTATAACTGCGCAAATAAGTCAAAAATATTTATTTAAATTTGCCAGTATATCAAAATTTGTTTTACATTCTTATTATACAACAGACGAATGGATGGGAGACGGAGGACAAATTGAATTAACAGAAATACACAATGATATTTATATACAAGAAATTGATGAAATATAATAATATATATATAAACACAACAAATATTTCCACGACCTACAATGGTATAAAGTGGACAAAAACAATTTAAATAATAAGAAATTATTATGCAATCAGAAATAAACAACTCAGTGAAAGAAACAGTTTTTTTGTGGACAACAAATCTTAGTGCAATTGGAATAGGAATTGCAGACTTTAATGCAATGCTAACAACAATTTCCTTATCTTTAGCGATATTAATTACGATATATAATCAAGCAAAGAAGATAAAAAATGATAGGAATAACTAAAAAAATCCTAAAACAATTGGGAGAAAAAGTTGGTGTTTGTAAAAAAGAAGTTAATGTTTTATTGATAAGAGATAAAATGACCGCCGATAGTACACTTGGAAAACTATATATAAACGGCGAATATGAATGCGAAACATTAGAACGAACTTGGTTAGATAATCAAAAAAGTATATCTTGCATTCCGGAGGGTAAATACAAAATGCGTTTTAGATACCCAAGAGAAAGTGCAAGCTATGACTATTTGCATTTATTAGTTCAAGACGTTCCAAACAGAGACTACATATTGTTTCACATTGGGAACAGAGCAAAAGACAGTAGGGGTTGCATATTAACCGGACAGACTAGGAAAGACGATTTTGTTGGATTAAGCCGCAAGGCACACACAAAATTGATGGCAAGTTTGATTGAGATAGGAGAAACAAATAACATTAATTTAATAATTAAAAACAGATAATATTATGATTTTACAAAAATTAGTTTTAGGACAAATGTTCAAGAGTAAAAAATTTTGGTATGCAATTTCATCAATAGTAGTGCCTATAATTTGCAACACATTAGGGATGGACGAAGAAACTGCAACAAAAATGTTTTATTCACTTTTAACCCTTGTATTAGGTCAAGGGATTGCCGATAGCGGTAAGAAATAAAACCTAGAGTTTTCTATAATTGTTTGTGTACTTGTTTGAGAGGGGTTGTTTAGGCATCCCCTCTTTTTTTATAAAAATCGCCAACTTTTTGCAAATAATTTTCAATTAAAATCACACTTATTTTTTAGCAAGCTTGTAACTAACTGATATACAGTAATATATAAGTATAAATATATATGCAAATATTTTGCACAATGTGAAAAAAGTTTGTATATTTACACTATAATTAATAACAAAAACAATGACAAAATATAAAAAATACAATTACGAAATGCAAACAACACTTTCTAAAAGTGGAAAAAGAAAAATGTTTTATCCAACTATAGAAGGCAAAAGATTAAGCAATGTAAATTTTGCGAGAAGATGGGAAGCTGCAAACTTTGGAAAATATGCAGAAGCAAAAATAAATTTAAGATACGAACAAAAACTAGAAAAATTAACTAAATAATAAAAACAATGACAAAACAAGAAATCAAAACAGAATGTATAAGACACGCAGAATTTTTAAAATCTTTAAAATCTCTAGCTTATAAATACGACCAAACAGAATTGGAATTAAGCGATGAAGAATGGAGAATTATTAAAACGTACAGAATAGACAAAAGACAATGGTTAGGATTGGTCGGCTATGATAGCGATAAATATTATGACCAACAAATTGCAACAATGCAAAACATAATAAAATCTTTTGAACTGCCAAAAGAACTAAAAGCTTGCTTGACTGAATAATAACAAGGGGGGAATATTAACCCCCCACAAAATTAAACACTATGAAACCAATGCGAATTAAAAAAATTGTAGCTACACAAAAACCGACTTATAATAAATGGATTGAACATCTAAAAAATTATCAAGTCAAAATTGGAAACGTAAAAATTTATAAACTTTAAAAACAAACACTATGAACTGGAGAAATAACAACAGAAAAACACTTGTAGAGATATTAGCACAACACACTGGTAAATCCAACAAAGACATTTTAAGCGACCCTACCGCCATTAATTTAAATGATGTACTAACTAAGTGCTGGAGTGGATGCGAAACTGACAGAGAGGATTTAAAGACGTTTAAAGCTTGGTCTTCATTGCAAATGTCATTGACAAAAGGCGACTTATATTAGTCAAAAAACGACAACTTTTTGCAAATATTTTGCAACAAAAAATACGTTTATTTTTGTAAAAGCTTGTAACTGATTGATAATCAAATGTATATCTGTATAAATATATATGCAAATATTTTGCAGAGTTTGAAAAAACATTGTATATTTACACTATAATTAAACAAACAAAAACAAACAATATGAACTCAACAGAAACAATAATAAACGAAATGAAACTAAGACTAGAGTATGCAACGGAAGACGTTACTTATGTAAGAGAAAACGGAAGATTAGCAATCTGCCAAACTACAAAAGGTCTAGTTGAAATTGAAAAATTAACTAATAACACTTTTCAAGCTTTAAATAACAGAAACGAATTATTGACTGGTGTTATGACTTTTAACAGAATGGTTAATTACGTTTCACAACTTTACGTTTTTGATTACACAAACAACAACTAATAATAACAAGGGGGGTGTTAAATCCCCCCATAAAAACAAACACTATGAAAACAAAAAATTACAACGAATTAAGAACTGAATTAGACAACTTACAATTAAGCTGGAGAAATCAAGAACACGAAAATTATGCAAGAGTTTTAGACGCAAATTGGGTTTGTGTTACAATTCCAAATTGGAGAGATGCAAAAGCTGCTAACGCAAAAAAAGACGGATATTATGGGTGGCTATTATGGTCGGCTAGTACAAACGACAGTGGCACAAAATTTGCAAATGAAGTTAGTAAAATTTGCAGCAAATATGATGTAAGTATAAGCGAAAGACAGTTGTAATAATAAGATTTAAAAGAGATATTGAAGGGAAAAACACTACACAGATAGCAGTTCCCTTCACTCTTTTACTCTAGTAAATAAAAATAATTTATAATTTATGCAAAAAAGTTTGGTAGTTTGAAAATAAGTTGTATCTTTACAGTATAATTAATAACAAAAAAACAAACAAAATGAATAACTTAAAAAAATTAAACAACGACCAATTCAAAGCAGCATTAGAACAATTATTATATACTGGATGCGAAATGGAATTTAAATACCCAACTAAGGAACACGAAGCAATTGCGCTTAATATGGGATTGACAACAATAATGTTAAAAGACATAAAAACTTTAATTGTAAAAGACGAAGACGAAGATATAAATAGCTGGATATAAATAACAAAAGGGGGTGTAAAAACCCCCACTTAAACAAACAAAATAAGAGGGTCAAACGACGGATAGGTAAAGAGAATTAAGGGAAGGATAAAACACTAAAGCCACTATATAATAAGCACGATTTTATTCATACACCTATCGGAAGGACTTGACCGAGACCAGCAATGCGCCGGAGATAAAATCAGAAATTAGTCTAGGCAAAGCGGAAAAAGTACCCTCTTTTTATATTAAAAATAATTAACATTTATTGCAAAAAAGTTTGGTAGTTTGAAAATAAGTTGTATCTTTACAGTATAATTAATAACAAAAAAAACAAAATGATTACAAACAAAAACATAAAAAAAGACATAGTAAGAAAAGCTATATTAAATGACTATGTTGAATGTTGTTTCCAAACTGGTCATCAATTTTCTGATGTCTTAGGGACAACACTTAATAAATTTAACTATCAAGTATTATTGGACAGAATGAGAGGAATGAATGATGACGATAAATTTACTTTCATAAGCAAAGAAAGTATGGAATGGTATCAAGAATTAATCATTAAAAGAAATTTATAATTTATGCAAAAAAGTTTGGTAGTTTGAAAAATAGTTGTATCTTTACACTATAATTATAACAAACAATATGAAATCAGAATTACATAAAAAAATAGATGCGCTTGTTGAAGCTGGCAAAATATATGAATATTCAAACAGATGTTGGTTTACTTGTTATATGACTTGGACAAAATTAAGAAAGAAAGAAAAATTAAGAACTAAATTAGTAGAAGGTAAACACGCAATAAATGGCACACACTATTGGTTAGAAATAGATAACAAAGAAGTTTGCGACGTACATTATAAATTAGTTGAACAAGATTTGGATTGCGAAACAGACTGGAATGGAGACTTTGTGGATAGTTTGTATGTAAAAGAAAAAACTTTAAATCCATTTGACCTAAAAGTGGACAAAGAAAACTACGAAAATAA